GCGCGCGCAAGAGGGCTCCACCTGTCAAGGCGGCTATGCACGCGCCTCCACCGCCTCCGAAGGGCAAGGGAGGCGAGCTCTGGCAGAAGTTCTACAACAACGCCAGAGCCTCGGGTCACCCAGACCCCGAGAAGATGGCCGACTCGCTCCTGCGCGCCCGCGAGCGAACCCTGGAGTTGGTTGAGGCCCTGCACGTCACCAAGGTGACGACCGACCCTCCCAAGCCCCAGGAGACGGTGGTCGCCAAGAAGGGCCGGGTCCTGCCGAACACGGCCAGCCGCTGCAATGCCAAGACGCTTGCGGGCAAGCAGTGCCCCTTCAAGGCAACCTGCGGAGAGTTCTGCAGCAAGCACCAGGTGGTGAATAAAATCTAGAATACTTGTAGTGAAATGAAAGAGTTCAATTGGAATTATGTGTGGGCCGCTTTGGTCATCAACTTTGTCCTTGTCTATTTAGTCCCCCGTCTCATAAAGAAACCCACAAAGATCCAGTTCATCGACGACATTGTCCTCTTTCTAAATTCCCAGAAGGATTTCCTGGTCGCATCGTCGATTGTGGTCGCGATCGTCACGTACGGCTCGCACTACTGGGTCGCCTCGGCGAGCGAGGGTGGTGGCCACCCCGAGACACTCGATGCAGGGAAGGAGTGGTAAGCGGGAAGGCGCCGAAGGCGGCTTCTCCTGGGCGAAGCCCCCTTTTTTCTCCGTCTCTAACAAGATGGCAGCCACGAACGCCGCGCTGGTCCAGGCGAATAATGCGCTGAAGAAGTTGAACACGGGTGCGAACGCTCAGGTGGCCGCGAACGCCGGTCAGAACGTCTCGCAGAACCTGGCGAAGATGAATACGAGCTACACCGCGGCCGCGAACGGCTTCCGTGGTGTCGCCCGGAAGACCAATAATCTTGGTCTGAAGGCCGTGTCGGCCAGTTTCAATGCGGCCGCGAACGCTGCGGAGGCTGCGGCGGCGGCCAAGGCGGCCCGGAACGCGAAGAACGGCCTGAACAAGCTCAAGAACGCGATGGCCGTCAATGTGAATCGGCTGAACCAAGGGCAGGCCCCAGCGAGCAACGCAGGTCTCGCATAATCGCACGGGTCCATTCATGGTCCCAGTGGGATACGCGCTTTTCGAAGCAGTCCTTGAGGCACCTGATGAGATCCTCATGGGAAGGGTGGCCCCACTCGAGGTCCTTTGTAAATAGAAAATCATCGTAACCGATCGGTCCCTTGGAACACTTGATGACCCAGGGTGTCCGGACGTATTCCTTGAGTCCCCCGTAGTCAGATAGTATGACGGGTTTGGACATCATCGCGGCCTCTACGGCTCCCATTCCGACCCCCTCGGAGTGTGAGCAGTTGACATAGCAGTGGCACGAGGCATGGATGCGATCCATGGCTTCGTCTGGAAGGAGTCCGTTGATGACGACGATGTTCGGTATCGACATCTGGACGGGTTGGATGCAGGTCGCCTTGAGGAGGAGACGCGCGGCGGGTCCAAAGTTGCACTCCTGGAAGGCCCGAATGAGGCCGTTGATATTCTTGCGGGGATCCGCGATGTTCCCGATGGTGTAGAAGGTGTAGGGCGTCGTAGAGGCTGGCGCTCGGGCCGGCTTTTCGTATGCATAGTGTCGAAGGAGCTTCCACTGGATCTCTGGAAACTGGCGTTCGAGTACATTCTTAGAAAACTCTGATGCCGTAAAGACCGTTTTGTATTTGGCCAAAATTCCATAGGCCGGATTGACCGGTTCGGTTTCACAGATGGTCATATAGTTCATTTTGGTACATAGGGTCGCGTACTGGTCGACAAGGGCGAGCTGGTCTTGGATCGGTAGGACGAATGCAAATCCCACATCGTACGATTGTTTCTTTGGCTGTTTTCCAAACTCGCAATACTCGGCCTGCAGGAGTTCTGCGTATCGGCTGGTCACTTGGCCTATTCCGGCCAGAAGGGACGGACCAATGAACAGCATATGAGTTATGGGTTAGTTACGTCTAAGCCATTGTCTGACCTGAAATTTTAGGCAAGAAACTCTAAACTCGATCGTATTTAAAAGTAAAATGAGGAGAGTCGACTCTCGCACGAGTCTGCTCGGGGGTCTACAGAAGTCGGCAAGCCAAGAGACCCAGGAGGCGACATAGGCAAAAGCTTTCTCCATTCAAAAGAAAATGTCTCTAAACTTTAGATGAGCCTTTTATGGGTCCTGGGGATGACTATCGCAGAACTCTTTGGAAATGCGCATCTTAAGTGGTTCGCCGAAAATGGCAAAAACCATCATCTAGGTCTGGGCCTTGCGGCGTGGGCCCTGGTACTGGCTTTTCTGATCAAGGCTCTTTCGTCTTCGACGATGATGTGGACGTGCATCATGTGGGAGGCGATGATTGTGGTCGGTGGGGCCATCACGGCCTACGTGTTTTTTGGTGAGAAATTCACCCACTGGATCCAGTGGCTCGGGATCCTCTTTGCACTCGGGGCGGCCATCTGCATCAACTACGATTGTAAGAACTAGGAAGAAACAGGTAATTATCTTCTGGTCGAGACCAGATGATGTCATATCCCAGAGGCTTCAAAAGATTAATGAACGCGTCTTGTTCACCAAAGATCTCAATGTACATCGCCGGAAGGTTACGCTTTATAGTTTCGAGGGCACCCTTAAGAACCTCGAGCTCATGGCCCTCGACGTCCAACTTAATGACGCTTACATTTCCCTTGTAAACATCATCGAGACGGCTTATAGGAACCTGCGCCACAGGCTCATCGGCCGAAACTGTCATTCCGGACCCACCGTAATTGCAGAGACCCGTTTGGTCCCTTTTTGGAATCCAAATTGGAACGGACCCCTCGGCCGAGGAAAGGCCATATGGGTGCACCGTCACAGGGTTCTTGAGCGTGTTCTGGGAAACGTTCTTCGAGATGATCTCATGAAAAAGAGGCTCGAACGTATGGACCGGTCCATAATTTGAGTACATGAGCGCGTTCCAGCCGATATTTCCACCAATATCCAGAATATCCGTGCCGGGCCTATAGATGTGTGGAAGATCCTGATGCATCCATCCGTCCCACTCGAGTCCTCGTCGAAGACATGTCCCTATGTACTGGTCATCCTTAATCACACTCACTTTGAAATTCTCTATAGAAATATCATCAGTCTCAAACTTCATATTAAGGAGTAAACCCCATATTTCTTTAGATATGGACCCGTTTCACAAGCACTTGCTCGAAAGAATTACCAATTTAGAACTAGAATTGCAGACTCTTCGGGAGGTGACGTGGCCGGTCTGTCAAGGTTTACTAGACAAGAATGGCCCTTTTGAAAATAAGAAGGATAAGAAGAATTTTTTCCAGCACCTATTTTTGGATGAAATTAAGAAACTCTTGAAGATCAAGGCGCGGTTCATGGGAACCGGTCCAGAGTCGGACATTGCCGAACTTCAGTGGGTACTGGTCGAAGCATGACCGTATGCCCTCATAAAAATATATTCCCAATTTTGTATATCAATTTTCATATCAAACAGTTCAAAAAACTCCCGCTCGATGAGTTTTTTGAGTTCCATGTATTCGGGGACGTTCTCGGGGTGAGCCGGAATTGTAGTAGGAATTTCAAACATCTTCCCGTATAATTCCGCTTTCATTCCAGAGTTCTGTATAATCAAGACCCGTTGGCTTAAAGTTGAGAACATAATCTATCCAATCTCCCGTATTTTTTAAATTGTGGTCTAGAGAAGATTTTTTTGTAAGAAGTGAAGTTTGTTGGGCGATAGGTGAGCAGACGAGAGGGAAACCTAAAAAACGCACCATCGCAAAAATTACATGGTCCATAGATTCACGAGAGTCTACGTTCTTTAGGATGAAGCGAGCAAAGTCCTTCGTCAACCAGACGAGCTCGCAGCCCCCATTATTCTGTAGTTGGCGGGGCCGCCCGTCCGGAAGAATATTAAAGTTCACACCGATCGACATATTTACGAATGGTATTCCTACCGGTATCTGCATCTTTTCTTTCCAATCCTTAATGAAGACTACATCATCGTCACAAAACAGAGCCGAGTCAATAGTTGGGTCATTTACCAGATCTTCGAGTGCCACAAAACTTTTGACTATTCCTGAAATTAAGGTCGGGGGGCAATACTTATCGAGACGCACGTAAAGCCACTGGACGAACGGGTGGTCGGCCGGATATCCCGTAATCCATTTGACGTCCGTGAGTCCGCGGTCTTTCAAGTGCTGCTCGAGTATTGGCCGACGATCCGCACAATTCAACGGGCAGTGTTTTACGTAGAGACGCATATGAGTTTCATATCCTCTAAACTTTTAACTGTGAGAATTCGATGAGCAGATCGGCGACTCGGTCGGCATCATCGATTGACATCCCGTGATGGGCCCCGAGCAGGAAGGCGTCGCTCATAAGTGCATCTGATACCGGAAACTCCTTGAGGTACTTCTCACGGTAGGCCGGGTGCCTGGTGATGTTTCCGGCGAAGCACACTCGGGTCTGGACGCCATTCTTCTCCAGGAACGTGAGGAGCTCGAGGCGGTCGCCCTTTTTGCAGACGAGGGGAATCGCGAGCCAGTTTGGCTTGAACGAGTCGTCCGGAAGGGTGTAGTACGGGCAGTCCTTGAGGCGCTCCAAGTACCTCTCAAAGACGGCACGACGGCGGGCCAAAAGGCCATCGAGCTTTGCCCACTGCGCGAGGCCAAAGGCGGCGTTCATCTCGCAAGCCTTGAGGTGGTACCCGATCGCTCCGTACAGAAACTTCCAGTCGTACGGGATACCGTCGACCGAGTGGTTAAATCGCCCCGAGGGCTCCTCGATGTTGTCGCCGATCCGTCCCCAGTCGCGGAACATGATGGCTCTCTTCAAGTACGCGGCCGAGTTGAACATCACCATCCCGCCGACTCCTCCGGCCGTGATGACGTGGCTGGCATAGAAGCTGGTCGTCGCAATGTCGGACCACTGAGTCGTCGTGATGGTGTCGGCCGAGTCCTCAAAGAGGATGAGGTCCGGGAAGGCTTCACGGATCGCCTTCCAGTCTGGCGTGTTACCGATGAGGTTCGGCAAGAGAAGAACCTTCGTCTTGGGGGTCAGGACCTCTCGAATGTTCTCGACGCTCGGCACATACTTTCCGCCATCCTGGACCTCGCAAAAGACGGGGGTCGCCCCCACCTGGATGATGGGAGCGACGGTCGTTGCAAACCCACACGCCGGCGTGATCACCTCGTCGTCTGGCTTGAGATCGAGGGCGCACAGCCCCAAGAGAATTGCGCTCGACCCAGAGTTGACAAAAAGACCGTGCTTCTTTGCGAAACGCTCTGCGACCTTGTTCTCAAACTCGACGGTCCGTGGTCCAAAACCCGCGAGCCAACCGGCCCGTAGAGACTCCTCGACGGCCTTAATCTCCTCTTCGCCATATGCCTCGAATTGGTTCGGGGCATACCAGATTTTCTTGGACATTTCTGTGTTATAAAAGGATGAAACTTTTATGTACAAGTAGAAATGCGCATTCTGGTGACGGGCGGACTTGGGTTCATAGGTTCAAACTTTATCAATTACATGTTGAAAATGACCGACCATGAAATTATAAATGTCGACAAGTGTGATTACATGGCCCGCGAACACAACGTTCCGGCGCAGGAGCGATACACTTACATCCGGGGTGACATAACTGAGCAGTACCACATGACTCACATATTTAGGGAGAAACGGCCCGATGTCGTCATTCACTTTGCGGCGCAGTCGTGCGTCACGAAGAGTTTCGATCTGGCCTTTCAGTACACACAAGACAACGTTCTGGGGACTCATGTCCTTCTTGAAACGGCAAAGGATTACGGAAAGCTTCAGCGGTTCATTCACATCAGCACGGACGAAGTCTATGGTGAGGTCGGTCCACAAGTCACGTCCGGGGAGGAGGCCCCACTGAATCCCAGCAATCCTTACTCGGCCAGCAAGGCGGCCGCGGAGCTGTACGTCCGGGCCTACATGAACGCTTACAAGCTTCCATGCATCATCACGCGGGGCAACAACGTCTTTGGTCCTCGGCAATATCCCGAAAAGGTCATCCCGCTCTTCATAACTCAAATTTTGAATGGAAATTCAGCGACCATTCATGGTGACGGATCGACCCGACGCAATTTTATACACGTCGATGACGTGTCACGGGCGGTCGAACTCATCCTTCGAGAGGGAGAGGTTGGAAAGACCTACAACATCGGGAGTCAGCACGAGTACTCGGTGGCTGAAATTTACGAAAAGATCAAAAACGCCATGGGCCGGGGAACTTCCGAGTGTGTGAAAGATCCCCGCGCCTTTAATGATTCTCGATACTGCATTGACAGTTCGGAACTGAGAAATCTTGGATGGTCCGAGACTTTGAATTTTGATTTAAAATTAAGAGAGACTATTGACTGGTACGCTGCGAATCCCACTTGGTACCTTTAAAAGTCCAAGACTGGTTAAAAGTTCAGGGGTCCCTGGAAGTGGAATACTCGAGTGCCGAGGGATCAGTCGGGTCTGACCGTCCGAGTGGACGCCGTTATCTATCCAGGCCCTGAAGTCTTCGTACGACATATTTTGGTGCTTGGCGTCGTGGGCGTGCGCGTACGTTTGAATCTTGTTCCAGACGTGCTGGGCGTCACCGAAGCTCGAGAGATGCCACCCGGAGTGCTTCAATACGGGAAACTTCCAGCGGTTGTCTCGAAGGTAATTGGGCCCTGAGCGTTCGAAGAGCCCAAAGTTGGTCAGGACCGTCCCGAACCAGGGCTCCCCCGTAAACTCATAGTCGAGCGAATACTCGAACATCCACATGTGGACCGCGTTGACTATGTGCGGTAGTTTATCGAATGGCACCTTTGTGAGGTCCGGAATCTCATCGACATCACTGACCATGACGATCGCATCGGGAGGGACCCCCTCGCATCCTCTCAGGATACAATTGCGCTGGTACTTTTCACGAGACCATGGGTCCTTGTCCTTCGGGGCCTCCTCGGCCGTCATGATGACATGGTGAATCTTGGGAAGCCACTTGGCGAAGCGCTCCCTATTTTCCTGAAAATACAGAGGCTTGGGACCTACCGCGTGATTCACTTCCGACTCGACCAGTACGAAGCGATCGACGTACTGGTCCAAAAGGTTAAGGCGGAGCTCGAGAACTGTGAGCTCATTATAGAACATAAACGTGTCGACAAGCATATAAAAATAACTCTCCTTTCTTTTATTTGAATGCTGTCATATTGAGCGAAAGGAGCTGACCCGAAAAATCCTTATGTGGGAGGTACGCCTTTGAAAAGTCATCGAAACCTTCCGGCAAGTATGCAAAAGTGTCGTAACGCTCAGCCTTTGTGAACCCGGCCTCTATAAGGTAGTCGGTCAGCGTACTGGCCGTGAACCCAAACTTGTGATGATCGTACTCGTCCTTTTGGCCTCCCCAAATAAGTCCGTAGAGTGGTTTCAGGTCCCCGTGTTTGAGATAGTATGAGATTGCACTATCGATATCTGGCACAGCGACATATATCCGTCCTCCAGCCTTGAGGACTCGGTTCCACTCTTTGAGGACTCCTAGAAACTCGTGTCGGCCAAAATGCTCCAGAACGTGTGATGCATAAATTTCATCGACCGTACAATCTTCGAATGGCAGGTTTCGAAGGTCCGCGTGAAGATCGGCCGAACTTCCCTTAATATCAATATTTATGTACCCATCAAGATATCTGTGCCAGCACCCGAGATGAAGCTTCATAGTGTTAACTTTGTTTGTTTTTTTAAGTTAGAGAAATCGAACTGTTTTCTAGAAATGGCCGTCCATGTCGTGAACCCTATAATCGGGTTTGGAAACGTACTTATTAAACTTGTGGATTTTTTGATCAAGGCGCCAGATGGATTCGTCGATGAGAACCTCAAGGATTATGGGCGTGGCCGGGCCTTTAATTTTAATTTAAAATTCACAAAGGATGAGCCTTCGACGATCGATGGTGACATATACTGTCACCCGCATGCGTTCGCTCATCTCTCCTCTGTACTTCCAGGACTTATGAGTCCTACACAGGAGCTCATCGATCTTTTTAATGAAAAATCCAAGAGTCTCGAGGGAGTCGACATGGCGCTTCATATCCGTTGTGGGAGTGCTATGCCCGATTGCAAAGGTATGGCGGGTGGTGGCGGGGATTGGTTCGCGACGGACGAAACCTTCAAAACTGTGCATAACATTTTGTCCAGTTATAAAGGTCGTGTATTTCTTGTAAGCGACAGTAAAGAGGTGAAGAAAATGTACAAAAATAATTTTGGTGACAAGGTTGTCGTCTTCGATACTGACATCACCTTGTCATGTGATACGACTCCATATGGAGGCTCCCAAACTTCAAAGGCACTGATGGATACCTATCTCGAATGGTACACTCTTAGTAAGTTTCCGGTCGTCTATACGACAAGTGGTCCGGGCTATAATCCGGCGACAGATAGTGGAGCCGGAATTTCAACATTTGGATATACAGCGGCGGCATATGGGCAGAGACAGCTCTATATTATACGCTATGATGGGGCCCTACTTCGTATGTTTTAGACTCTCAATCGAAGATGTGAAGAGGGCATCGCCCCATCCCTCTGGATTCATTTCCAGATCGACAAGTGAAAACCCATATTTTCTCATGAAATCCAGAATATCATTGAGAAGACCTTGCGATTTGTAGAGCTCGAAGATACTCACCTCGAGTACGATAAACTTGAACTTTGAAATGATGTCGACCATTCCACGAAGTGCTTTCATCTCGGCACCCTGGATATCCATGACGAGAAAGTCGTAATTATTCACGTCCAGATTGTACTTTGTCAACATATTTGGAAGTGAAATTGTTCGCATTTTGATCCTCCCGGCCTCCTTGACACCTGGGTAAATTTTCGCGTGTTCGCCAAAATCAAGGATCGAGCTCGACTCTCCATTGTTGGAAGAGACCATAAACTCGATGTCGCACTCGCTGTCCGACACGGCCTCGTTCAGGATGGCCGCGTTCGGGAAAATTTGCTTACACCGGTGACAGATTCCAGGAATGGCCTCGACCCACACCACCTTGGAGTCATCACATCCAGCCTGCATATAGAAACCCCTCTCATTGCAAAAGTTTGCTCCTATGTGTATAATCCCCTTTGGCCGAATCTTCCACTTCTGGAACACCTTGTCGATCATTTATGTATCAAACCCCAATGGCTTTAAATAAATTCTAGTCTAAAATTAGATGGGGTTCTCGGAAACTATTTTGCCTTCAGGAAAGATTCTCTTCAAAGGACTCGAGAATCTTTCGTGCAAGGTGCTGCTCCACGACCCGCGCTTCTTCTACCTC